AGCGGCGTGACCGGCGCGCTCAAGGCCGTGTGGGGCGCGGTCGTCGGCGCTTTCAGCGACGCGGGCAAGTGGCTGTGGAACGCCGGCGCGAGCATCATCAACGGCCTGGTCGGCGGCATCAAGTCCGTGATCGGGGACGTGAAGAACACCCTGGGGCACCTGGCTTCGGACATCGTCAGCTGGAAGGGGCCGCCGTCGAAAGACGCAGTGCTGCTGTGGGGCAACGGCCAACTGCTGATGCAGGGGCTGATGGGCGGCATCGACAGTAAGACCGGTGAGTTGCAGAGGAAACTGGCGGGTGTCAGTGCGACGATCGCTGGGGGTGTCGGCGGTTCGGGCTCGTCCGGGATGCTGTCGGGTAGCGGCATCGGCGGCGGGGTGTCGTCGGGCAATGGCGTGATCGTCGTGGTCAACGTGCAGGGCGCGGTGCACTCCGACGCGGGTATCGCGAAGGTGGTGCGCCAGGAGGTGCTGCGCTACCAGCAGCGCAACTCCCGCAACAACCTCTCGTTGGCCGGGTTCGGCGGCTAGTTGTCGACCCGCGCTGCGGCCGTCGTGGCGGCATCTCTGCACCGGTCGGCGCTTGCGCCAAGTCCCGCGCCGTCGAGACGCTCGGCGAGATCGCTGAACATCGCCACGTCGCGCAGGGCATCGCGCCGGGCGAGCTTGCGGTCCAACGCCGCCGCGCCCGTCCACTTGTAGATCAGGCGCCATACGGGGCCGATCCGCGCGTCGAGGAAACGCATCGTGCGCGATCCGGCGATCGTGTCGAGCCAGCCCATGTCGTCGGCGAGGACGACGAACGCGACCAGCCAAATCACCCCGCCAGCGATCCACGACGCGGCAGCGATTCCCGGGCTCATCCCGTCAGGCTACGACAGGTTCCACTGCGCGGTGCTGTCCGCCATCCCGGAATCCGGGGTGAACTGCACCTTCACCGGCTTATCCCCGACCGGGACCTGAAACACCACGACACCGAGCACCGAATCGCCCGCCGCGAGATTCACCGACCCGAACGACTGCCCGGCCGTCACGTTCGACAGGTCGGACTGGAACTGCTGCCCCGAGGTGTCCCGCAGCACGACGCAGTTGTCCGGGGAATCCGAATAGGCCTTCGACCCGGCGTTGGTGATCCGCAGCTGTACCGCGTAGAACTGCTTGCCGCTGTCCGGGCTGGTGAACTCGTCCGCGCCCTTCGCGTCCGGGAACACTTTGACTAGTTGCACGGTCAGTTTCTCGCCGCCGAACCCGGTCACGCCGACCGAATCGCCGACCTGCGCCGGTTTCGCCGCAGGCTTCGACGGCGATGACGCTACGGGTGTGACAGACGGCGCGCTACTCGCGGCGGTGGTGTTCACGCTGCTTCCGGTGCTCGCGCACCCGGCCGAAGCGGCGAGCAGCAAGACAGCGGCCGGCAGCGCGGTACGTGTACGCATGAGGAACCCCCCGGGCAGTCGGTATCAGACGTGCGCGACGGTACTCCACACCCCCCGCGCCGACGCGGCCGGTTCCCGGATCGTTACCAGCGGGACGGGGGTGTCCCGTGGCGATCACCACCATCCCGCCGACCTACTACCAGATCGCGTTCAACGCCGACCCCAACCAGAACGCGATCCCCCCGTACTGGACCGACCAGTCCTGGCGCGCCCAATTCCAGTGGACCAGCGGCCGCGGCCGCCAATACGAACTCGACGCCGTGGAAACCGGCGAATGGCGTCCCATCCTCGCCAACCCCGACGGCGCCCTGGACCCCAGCAACACCGCGTCCCCGTACTGGCCGAACGTCATCCCGTACCGCCAGGCCCGCGTCATCTGCAAACCCGGCCCCAACCAGCTCACCCCAGATCAGGCCACCGCCGGGGAAGCGACCGGCTACCCGCCCGCCATCACCGCGCCCGTACAGATGGCGGTCTCCAACGACTTCGGCTACCCCGTCACCCTCACCGCGTCCGGCACCGCATACCAGGGCAACCAGGTCTACCAGGTCACCCTCCCCTCCGGCTCGACAGCGTTCACCACGATCCTGCTGGTCAAACCCGTCCCCGTGGTGCCCGCCGTCACCTACACCTTCAGCGCGCAGGTACGCATCCCCTCGGGCACCTCCACACCGACCAGCGCCGCGATCCTGTGGTACAACACCGCGGGCGCGAACATCTCCTCCAGCGGCGGAGCCACACTCACCCCCACCTCCGGGTCCTCGACGTGGACACAGATCAGCGTGTCCGGCCCCGCCCCGGCGGGCGCGTACAGCGCGGTACTGAAAATCCAGATCGCGTCCGGCGGCGCCACTAGCGCGCAAACCGTGTGGCAGGCCGACGGCCTGCAACTGGAACAGAACCCGTTCGCCACCCCGTTCCAGGTGCCGCTCACCCCGTGCACAAACCTGCTGCCCGGCAACCTGGCGTCCGGCGGCTACGACGCGCAGAGCGCCGCCGGCTGGTGGTATCCGGCCGCGGGCACCGTCTCCTACGTCACCGCCCTCACGGCCGCGCCGACGGGCCACACCAACGCGTTCGCGTGGACCACGCCCGCCGCGACCACCGCCACTTCGCCGCTGCTGGCCGGGGCGTCCGCGTCCGGGCCCGTCGCTGACATCGCGCAGGTCACCGCCGCCACCGCGTACAGTGCGTCGTTCTACGCGCTGCGCGCCGCCTCCGCGGACGCGACGCTCGCCGTCACCGCGACCCTCACCTGGTACGGGGCCGGCGCCACGTCACTGGGCACCAGCGCCGGTTCGCCGCTGACCCTGGCCACCGGGTCGTGGGGGCGCCTGACCGTGTCGGGCACCGCACCGGCCGGTGCGCTGTGGGCCCGCATCCAGGTCGCGATCACCACCCCGGGATCCACGACCGCGAGCAACACCGTGTACCTCACCGCGGGCCAGTTCGAGGCCGCCGCGTCCCCGACCTCGTGGCGCGACACCGGCACCACCTACTCGGTGATCACCCCGTTCGTGGAGCGCTGGCCGCAAACCTGGTCGGAACAGGACGGCACATACGGCACGAGCGACGTCATCGGCGACGACGCGTTCGCGGCGCTCGCCCAGTACACCCTCGCCGAACCGTTCATCCAGGAACTCCTCGCACTGAACCCGAACTTCCTCTACCAGCTGAGCGACCCGGCCGGGGCGTCCTCGTGCACGGACACCACCGGCAACCGGGGCGCCGCACCCGTGGAGGTCAGCCCGTTCGGCGCCGGGTCACTCACCTTCGGCACCACGATCACCTCCACCAACCCCGGCGGCGCGTTCATCGGCGCCGCCGGGCCCGTGGCGACGTTCGCCAACAACCCGGGCACCGCGTCACAGCAGGCGCAGACGTTCGTGAGCCTGCACAAGACCACGACGACGCCGGGGCCGCCGGCCACCGGCGGCTGGACCCGCATGATCGCTTTCCGGTGCTCGGCGATCCCCGCGTCCGGGACCTTCCCGACACTGTGGAACACCAACACCCCGAGTTACGGCAGCAACCAGTCGCTGTTCCAGATCTACATCGACCCCACGACAGGCGACCTGGTCGTGCAACTGACCGGGCCGACGGGCACGAACGCCGTCGCGACCACTGCGGCCAGCGTCTGCGACGGCAACTGGCACCTCGCGGCCGCGGTCTTCGAGGGGAACGGCTACTTCGACGCGTACCTCGACGGCGTGAGCTACTACCACGACAACAACGGCGGCGCCGGATACGCCACCGCCACCGGCATCCTCACCGACGTCCTGGGCTGCTCGATCACCCCGGGTGCGAGCGACTACTCGCTGGGTTTCGTCGGCGACGCCGCGCACGCGATCCAGTTCCCGTCCGCCCTGACCCAGGCGCAGATCACGAACCTGTACAACTCGTGGCGCACGGCGTCCTCGGGCGAATCCACCGGCGCCCGCATCGCGCGCATCCTGGCGTGGATCGGCTGGAGCGGCCCCGCCGCGATCGACACCGGCCAAACCGCGAGCATGGGTCCCGCGACCGACCTGACGGGCGCGAGCGCACTGGACGCCGCGAACAACGTCACCCTCACCGAGAACGGCAACTGGTACGCCGCCGCCAACGGCAT